TGCCCGACTACCCTCCTTACCCGTCAGTTACTGTGACTGACACATCGAGTGGTGCATCGTTGCGGCATTACTGGGGTTGTGGATTTGGGAATGACACTCGCGGATATGTGCATGATTGCATCTATGGCGGTCTGCTAATTTCCGATCGGGCAACTCGAATTCTGTTCCCATTGACCTAAAGGAGAAACTCTAATGGCTAACCATCCTGTAGTTATGAGACCCGTTCCTTACGTTACTGGAATGGGGATTTCTTGGTTATCAAATACAACTATTGCTGTTGCAGCTGGTGCCTGCTTGGACTCGACTCACGTAAATGATATTTACGTGTCGACTTCTAAGGTTATTAATATCGCTAATAATGGCCTAAATGGGTTAGACACCGGGGCTGTTGCGGCATCTACGTGGTACGCCGTCTATGCAATTGGTGATTCTACAAGCACTCGTGCAAGCGGGTACTTGTTTTCTACCTCTGCAACGGCTCCAACGCTGCCCTATGGGTACGACATGTTTAAGCGAATCGGCTATGTTCAGACTGATGGCTCTTCGCATTTCTTGTTGTTCTACCAGCATGGGACTGGCTTGGCTCGTCATTACACGTGGGATGCTCCTGTTGTCCTCGTGAATGCCGGAACGGCCACCTCGTACACCGCATTTTCATGCATTACGGCTATGCCTAACATGGCATCCATTATTGATTTGGATGTTGCGTTTACGCCTAATGCTGCTGGAGATGTGGGTTGCGTTCGTGCATCTGGTTCGGCTTCTACCACAATGAGACCGTTTAAGGGTTCCGTTGCGGCAGTTGTTGAGCGCGCAAACTTTAGCTGTAACACGTTAATCGTTTCAGCTGCTCCTAGGCTCGATTACATCATCGGCGCTGGTGCGGTTACGATTACCGGTCAAGGCTGGCAAGACAGCTTGTAAAAAGATAGGTTCGCGGGCTCAGAAATGGGCCCGCGACCCCTTTAAGGGGGTTCAATGACATACACTACAAATAAGCTCATTGCGAATGCCTATTATCTTTCCGGGGTATGTTCTCGTGATACTCAAACGGTAACGGGAGATCAGATCACAACAGGACTAGACCTTCTTAACGACCTGCTGGCGATTAAAACAGCCAACAGCAGGCTCATCCCATATTTTAAAGCCTACACCCTAAACACAGTCATCGGGCAAGAAGCCTACCTCATCCCCGGCCTGATTGAGGCCACGTCAGTTACTTACAATATTGATACCGTCCGGTTCCCAGCACACGAATACCAAAGAGACATGTACAATGGTAGTACACGCGCTGATGACATTACGAGCATCCCATGGAGCTACAATGTAGAGCGAGTTAAGACGGGAGCGACCTTAAGTTTCTACTTTAAGCCAGATAAAGTGTACCCAATACGCGTTTTTGGCAAGTTCGGGCTTACTTCAGCGGCGTTAGGGGCTGATTTAGAAGCCACTTATGACAGATTCTATATCGTTTACCTCAAATATGCCCTTGCAGAGCTCATTTGCTCTGATTATTGCATCACTTTCCAGTCTCAAGCAGATCAGAAACTTCGTGAACTTGAATCTATGATCCAAGACATCAGCCCATACGACCTACAATTGAAAAAGAAATATACGATTGGGAAGACGCAATACTCCCTTAACTACGCTCAAGTTAACATCGGAGGTCCCTGGGTACCATCATGAGACCAATTCCGCAGACAACACAGCAGTTACCTTTAAATATCGTTGGCTCTACGAAGTTCGGTCGATACCCCAAAATCTCAACTGAGCAAACATTTAACATGATTATCTCAGACAATGCGCTTGTCCCATATGCTGGCTACAAGCTTGTTGCTGAAGTCGTGACAGATGGGATTGGACGCGGAATATACTCAAGTACGCGTTATGGCCATCTAATCCTGGTGATTGAAGATACTGTCTATGCTGTCAGCTCAAATATGTCTCCGGCAAGAATTGGCTCGTTAGATACGTTTTCGGGAGACGTGTTTATCGACGAGAACAATACAAACCAGATTGCTATCTGCGACAAGCAAAGCATTTGGATCTTCGACTACGTTGCCAATACATTTACCAAGGCCTACACACCATCCGGTACGACGCTCGACTTCCTTCCAGGCTACATTACATACCAAGACGGGTACTTCATCTCCGTGGACACAAGAACTGCCTCATGGCGTTTGTCTGCCCCAGGGAACGGGAAAGAATGGCCGGCAACAGCCGTTGCAACTGGTCTGATACAGACAAAGCCAGATACTGCCGTTGCAGCGTTACGGGTTCCTGGGCGTGGCAATATGCTGTTTGTTTTTGGCAAGACAGTGACCGAGCAGTGGGTTGATGTGGGCGCTCAGTTGTTTCCATATCAGAGAAACTCATCTTTGAACATCGACTTCGGATGCCTTAACCCAGCGACAATTGCCAGCAATGAGAATTATGTCGTTTGGTTGGCTTCCAATGAAAAGTCAGGTCCTGTTATCGTATATAGTACTGGCGGAGACATCACGCAGATTTCAAACGATGGCATTAACTTCAAGTTTGCTAACCTACAGCATCCAACCGATGCGTATGGGTTCCTTTTTAAACAAGACGGGCATATGTTCTATCAGATTACATTTCCACGGGACAATCTGTCACTGACGTACGATTTTACAACCCAGAAATTCTTCACTCTTTGCGATAGGTTTACAAATTATCATATCGCAAAGCGTGTAGCATTTTTCAACAACACCTACTATTTCGTGAGCCTTAAAGACGGAAATCTTTATGAGCTGAACAGCAAATACACAACCTTTGACGGAGAGGAAATCCCAAGGATTAGGGTATGTCCAAATGTTAGGCAGCCTAATTCATCATCGTTTGCAGTCAATAATTTGACGTTTCCGATGGAGTGTGGCGAGGATTTGACGGATGCCCGGGTTGATTTGACTGTGTCCAGGGATGGCGGTGCGACCTTTGGGAATGCGGCTCATTATGACATGAGTGCTCAGGGTGTTAGGAAGAGCAAGGTAGTGTTTTGGAACCTTGGCGTAACGAATGACTTCGTACCGCAGTTTAGGTTTTGGGGAGAGGGAAGGTTTGTTTGTTTTGACGGTCAGATGGAGGTTTATCAGTGAATATCCCCAACATGATCACAGACAAAATCATCCAAGAAGATGGCTCCCTGCACCCATCATGGCAGGCGTTCTTTAATCAGATCGTAACCCAGATGCAAACGCACCTGTCTGATGAGGGCTACAAGGTTCCTCAGCAAAAGACTGCAACGATTACGACTCTTGCAACTGGTGGAACACATGGTGCATTGCTATATGATTCAGACTTACACCAGCTGAAAGTAAACATTAATGGGACCTTTAAAACGATAAATGTAACGTGAGGTAAAAATGGCCAACAATCCATGGTACAACCCAGATTCACAGCAGATGCAAGGCGGTTATCTTTCTTCGCCGTCAGCGTGGGGACGCCTCGGCTCAGGCGGGCAAGCTGGGATGTTTGGTGCTCTTGGGTCTGCGTTAGGCGGGATGTTTAGCGATTATACAAATCCGGCGGATACTGCAAACGGGTATCTGAATCAAATTCCTGGGATGGCAAAGCCTTACTATGACCCCTACATCACTGCCGGCAATCAACAAATCCCTCAGCTTCAGGAACAGTACGGGCGTTTACTCGGAAACCCTGGCGGAATGGTCAATCAGATTGGGCAAGGCTTTCAGGCATCACCCGGGTATGACTGGCAGAAGAATCAAGGCATGAACGCAGTGAATCAAGCCGCTGCGGCTGGCGGAATGGTCGGAAGTCCTCAGGCACAGCAACAGGCCGCCACTATGGTGAATGGTCTGGCCAATCAGGACTACTACAATTACTTAAACAAAGCGCTTGGAATGTACGGACAGGGCTTGTCGGGCTCTCAAGATATGATGCACCAGGGATATACGGCCAGCAACGATTTGGCGTCATTACTAGCTTCTGCTCTTGGAAACCAGGCACAGTTAGGTTATGCGGGCCAGGCTGCATCCAACCAGAAATCTGGCATGGACTTTGGAAGTCTGTTGTCAGCTGGCGCGCAGTTCCTGCCGTACATACTGTAACAGGGGGAAAGAAATGCCTATTTTGCCAACGTTAGATTTCCCAATGCTCACAAAGGAGCAAACGAACCCTGTTCAAGCTGGTTATGGGTGGACGCAAGACATTATTTCCAAGCAGCTGGCAAATGCCTTGGCGCAAGCACAGCTCCCGTATGCTGGACCCAAGTCAGCCGCTGATTTGCTAAAGACACAGCTTGAGAATCAGGCGTCTCAAATTAAGATCCCATACCTCGACAGACAAGAGGCCGCCTCTACTGCATTCGCACAACAACAGGCCATCAACGAGCAGCTTCAAAACCAATGGTATGCCAAGACCGCACAGTCTCAAATTCAGCAACGGCTTGCAGAGGCCCAGAATGCCTCGTCAGAGGCGCAATGGAGAGGGCCGAAGACAAGAGCCGAAATTGCCGAGGCAAATGCTAGGTCTGGTTTGTACGGAGCCCAGGCTACCGCAGTTCCTGTTGAGACGCTAACAAAGGCAGCCGAGCAAAATAGGCTTGCAGCTTCACGGGGACCGCTATACGAAGCCAGGCAATTATTGTCCCAGTACTCACCGGCGGAAAGAGCAACGCTAAGAGCACACGATCCAGCTGGATACGATGCATTATTAAACAAAGCCTTGAATGAGGCTATGACAGCTGCACCTCCTGGGCAATCTTCAAGCCCACGTATGGGGGCATTAGATTCGGCCATTCAAAAAGCATATCCATACGCAGCCAAAAATATGGCTCAACCTGCTATTCAAGCGCAAGCTCAAGCACCAGGTCAAGCTTCAGCTCCCAATGCTACAGCGCAAACGCCTCAGCATGTGTTTCAAAGCACGCCGAATCAAATTGCCGAAAACCAAAATGTATCGGAGGCAGTTGTTAATAAGCTCTTGACTCCAGTGTCTGCGGAAAAAGGGGCGTTTTCTGCGATAGCATTAGACAAGTTTGTAACTGATAATGGGCCATTTTTAAAGTCTCAGTTACAGGATGCTACAAAGTATGCTGGCGCGCAGGGTCAGCTAAAGTTGGCAAAAGATAAGGTGGCAGCGACACTGGGGCTACCTACATCACCTGAGTATAATTCGTACATCTGGTATGAAAATGAATTTACC